GGGGGGGGGGTCGGACAGTGCGGGTCGTGGCGTGAGAGTTAAGGGTTGTCGGGGGGGTGACGGGGGGAGCCGCAGGAGCGGGCGCGGCGGGGAAATCAACGTTGACAACGCCTGCGTTGTCGATGTGGTGGTTGTTCCCTCCGTGCTGATGGCAGACGAATTCGGGCTGCTTGCCGATGGCACCGGCCAGCGCGTCCAGCGCTTCCGGCAATCCGGGGATTTCGATGGTCATTTTGATCTCAAACATGATTTGCCTCCTAAATGTTCTTCAGATCGTCGATGATTTGTTGCCAGCTTTCAGAAACGTTCAAGACGTGCCTTGAGTATTGACTTGAGTAGTAGCCTTGCTGCCAGAGCTTCGCAGCGCCGCCCTCGCCACAGTTATAGGCCATGAGGGCTTTGTGCTGGTCGCCGTACTTGTCCAGCAGCTCACCGATCAGGAGGACACCGGCAACAATGTTGCCCTCATAGTCGGTGGGTTCGATCCCAAGTCCGCGCAGGCGATCATAGTTAATCGGATGGACTTGCATCAGGCCCCAGCAGGTGCCGTTGTCTGCATCGAGGTTGAAGCTGCTTTCGCATTCCGCGATTGCCAGCGCCAGTGCATAGGGAACGCCGTAGTCCTCACACGCCTGCTGCATTACCTCTTGAAGCTCGTAGCTCAGCGGAATGTCGTCACTGTGTAGGAATCTCTGCCCTTCTGTCTCCTGCGGTACGGCTTCCGGCTCTGTGACCGGCTCGTCCGGTGTGGAGGCGGTAGGGGCTTCGGTTTCCGGCACGGACGTTTCAGCCGTGGGAGCGGGTGCGGTTTCCTCCGGTGCGGGCGCTGCGCCTGACGCGCAGTTGACGGCAAGGATCGTGATTACGACCGCCTCCAACACTGCCAGCACAAAGAGGCCAAGAGCGATACGGCGCAGCCTATTGAACTGCTGGTGCTGCCGTCTGCGTGTCGTCGTCATAGAACTTGCCTTCCTCTCTGCATTTCTGTAGCCACGCTTCGTAGCGGCGCAAATTCTCCGGATCGGAGTAAAACCGCTCAATGCCCGCAAGCAGCGTCCGGCAGAGAATATCCATTTGTACCCGCGGAATCTGCGTGCAGTCGATTTTGACGTTGGCCATGATGCTTTCCTCGTTTCTTACTGATTAACTGTGGGTTCGCTTGCCTGCCGCTGCTCAAGGCGTTCAAGCGCATCAATGATGCGCTGCTGGGTCGTGGCGTTGCCCTTCTTGTTGTGGAGAACAGCGGACAGGTATGAGTTCGTCAGCCCTGCTTCATCCGCAAGCTGCTTGCCCGTAATTGCCGCCATGTGCATACGCCCGACCACTTCAGCGGTCCAGTCGAAATTCAAATTTTCACCTCCAAGTTCAAATATTTTTGCAAAAGGAGTTGAAATATTTGCACTGTTGTGGTATCATAGAAAAGGTGTGTATCTGATACCCTTTCGACGGCTTCCTCCGTGCCAGCGGAGGGGGGCTTGCCATGCTATGGCTGTCGTTCGTTCAAATATTTGCTCCACGTTTTACATTATAGAGCAATCATTTGAACTTGTCAAGGGGGTTGGAGCAAATATTTGAATTTTCTTCGGAGGCAATATGTTTTACGATGTGTTCAAAAAGCTCTGTGATGATCGGGGCATCAATCCGACGCGCGCAAGTGTAGAGATCGGCTTCAGCCGAGGCAGCGTGTCTTACTGGAAGAAGCGCTATTCGGAGGGCTTCGACGCGAAACCTGATTCTTACACCGCTGAAAAGATTGCGGACTATTTTGACGTTTCAGTGGATTACCTGCTGGGAAGAACGGACGATCCGATTGACTACGACAAAAATGGGGACGCACTTGCAGAAATCCCGCTCACCTATGTTGAGGCCGCGAACGGTGATATGAAGAAAGCTCGGCAAATGATGCTTGCCGTCGATGCCGACGCGCTGCGGGAGCGTGACGCCATGCCAGAGGTGTATCGTCAGTACCTGAAGCTGGACGAAATCGACCGTGCGAAGGTTGAAGCATATATCACCGGTCTGCTGTCGTCCGATAAGTATCAGACGGTCGCTAAAGCAAAGAATGCCTGATACGGCGTGAGGGAAAAATCCTCTACGTCGATTTCAAACGCTTTATGAGGTGAAGGGAGGTCGTGGTCATGGATGGACACGATTACGAATATCTGGTCGCAAAGTACCTTCGCGGGCACGGCTACACCGGCGTTAAGGTGACAAAGGGATCAGGCGATTTTGGCATCGATGTTACGGCCCACAAGGCTGGGCACAAATACGCCGTACAGTGCAAATACTACTCAAACCCTGTAAGCCTCGGCGCGATACAGGAGGCAGTAGCCGGAAAAGCACTTTATAACTGCGACCGTGCAATGGTTGTCACCAACAACACATTCACAAAAGCCGCACGCGAATTGGCAAATGCGAATAACGTTCTTTTGCTGGAAAACGTCCGCAGCGCAGGAGCCTTCCGTTTCTCGCAGTTGCCGAAGGGCGTGAGAATTTTTCTGCTCGGCGCGTATCTGTTCACGGCGTCCGCTCTCTTTGTTGCCATGCTGGACATCAACAAGGAGCAGCCCTTCTGGACAGCGGTGTATAACGTGGTAACAACGATGACGTTCATGTTGTTCCCGCTATGGATAGGCCCCGTAATTCGTGGTGTCAAAAAGCTATTTCGGCGTGCCCTCACGGGAATCAAAGCGGGCAAAGCTACACCGGCAACTGCCGCAGTAGCGACGCCGTCCATACAGCCGGTACAGCCCAGAATTAACGCTGTTGCGCTACAGCCGTTCCTGCCTGTTGAAGTTCAGGATCACAAAGATACTTTTGCAAACGCACTGGCCGGGCTGCCCGTGCTTACGACCTCTGTGATCCAACGTAACTGCAAGTGCGGAATCAACCGCGCGTACTCGATACTACGCAATCTTCAGGTCTACGGGCTTATTCATGAGGCCGGAAAAGACACCTATGAATGGACAGAAAAAGCCCTCCTGCTGGGCGCAGAAGGGCGTAACGGGTAACAGATATGTCGACAGATATTAAATGGCAAGTGCCAATGGCAAAGCCGGAGGTCAGCGAACTGGCCGTCGTATATGCCCGGTATTCAAGCCACAGTCAAGGTGAACAGTCCATCGAAGGGCAGCTCTCCAACGCAAGAGACTACGCCGCCGCACACGGCTACACCATCGTGCATGAATACGTTGACAGGGCAAAGAGCGGTCGGACGGATAACCGTGCCGAGTTCCAGCAGATGCTGAAGGACACGGCCAAGCGGCAGTTTTCGGTTATCATCCTCTGGAAAGTTGACCGCTTCGGGCGTAACCGTGAGGAGATCGCCATAAACAAGATGAAGTGCCGCAAGAACGGCGTGCGCGTCGAGTATGTGGCGGAAACCATCCCGGACAGCCCGGAGGGCGTAATCCTTGAAAGTGTGCTGGAAGGCTTCGCGGAGTATTACAGCCTACAGCTTTCGCAGAACATCCGCCGTGGCCGTGCTGAGAGCGCCGAGAAGTGCCAGTCGTTGGGCGGAAACCGCCCGCTGGGGTACAAGACCGGACCGGACAAAAAGTTCGTCATAGACGAAAATACCGCGCCCACAGTGAAGATGATCTTCACCATGTACGCGGACGGCAAGACAGTTACGGAAATCGTTGACAAGCTGAATGAAATGGGCCTGCGGACGTTGCGCGGTGGCCCCTTCACCAAGAACAGCTTGCATTCGATTCTGAAGAACAAGAAATACATCGGCATTTATGAGTATCAAGGCCGCGAGATCAAGGACGGCGTTCCTCGGATTATCGAGGACGACGTGTTTAACAAAGTACAGGAAATGCTGAAGATCAACAAACGAGCACCGGCGAAAACATGGTCGCGCGCCGACTACATCCTCACGGACAAGCTGTTTTGCGGCAAGTGCGGCGCTCTGATGTTCGGCGAGAGCGGCACCAGTAAAACCGGCGCAAAGCATAATTACTACATCTGCTCCAACAAGAAGCGCTTCCGCTCCTGCGACAAAAAGGCCGTGCGACAGGCAGACATTGAGGACACCGTGCTCAACGCCACCCATGAGCTGCTGCAAGACGACGAGCTACTGGACTACATCGTTGACCGCACATGGGAGTATTACCTTGCACAGGACAACAGTCAAGAGGAGCTGCGTAACCTTCAGCGGCAGCTTGCACAGACTGACACCGCCATATCAAACCTCATTCGGGCCATTGAGGCCGGAATACTGACCGAGGAAACCAAAAAGCGCATGGACGAGCTGACGCAGCAGAAAGCCGATTTGAAGGCGTCCATTGCCGACAGGGAGATAGCCCGTGGTTTCCACCTGAAAAAATCTCATATCGCGTATTATCTCCGCAGCCTGCGTGACGCTGACTGGTCGGACAAAGAGGCACAAAAGCGCCTGATCCAGACCTTCGTAAATGCAGTATTCGTCTATGATGACCACATAACGCTGACGTACAACTTCAGCGGAGATAAAAACACCATCACACTGCGTGATATGCAGCGTTTTGAAGACGGGGAGGAGTTCGGATGCCGTGCGTCTCGCTCCACCAGAACACACAGGTACGAACTCTTTTGGTTTAAGAACGTGTTCGGCCTGACAAGAAAGCTGCCGCCGAGGGAATTGTCCTCTGCGGCAGCTTTCTTATTCGCCGGTGTAGCTCTCACACCGCGCGTTGCTCATAAGTAGCCGTGATTTCTCTTTTTCGCTTCAATGTTTGACAGCACATCCCGGATTTCAAAGGCACCTATCGCACAGTTCCAGTGATCGCACCCAAACGAGCGGAAGATGCAGTTTTGGCACCCGTCCTGCTGCTTGCAGTAGCCCACAATGGTTTTCGCAGCTTCGACGACCTTCTTGTTGCTTATCATACGTCGTACCTCCTTTTACTTCGCATCCGGAATACGGTCAAGAAACGCGGCGGCAGTGTCTATGTCCCAGCCCAGCGCCACCAAAGCGCTGTGAACGTCACCGGCGTATTTAACTCTCTTGACGAGAATGATTTTCCTGTCCGGCAGCCGCCGAGCCTCGAAACGCCATTTCTTCGCGTCGTCACCGATCTTCTGGTGTAGCCTCGCTTCGGCCAGAAACGGTGTGTCCTCGCAGATGTCAAACTGCCAGACTGCCTTCTCTCTGTTCCAGATGCCGTATTTTGCGCCGCGCTTTCCACGGTAGAATTCTTCACGTTTCATACTCCGGCTTCCTTGTAGTTGTCCTTGATGTACTGATTCCTCCGGCAGCAGGAACACTTCTGGTGTCGCGTATTCAACCAGACGCAGCCGGTACAGTCGAGATCAGCAGCGGGAACGTTCTCAAAAACGGAGATCACAGCCTTGCACAGCTCCTGCATCTTGAAAACGCGGTTGATCTGCCTCTGTCCGTCAGCTGCCGCCATTGCAAGATTCCACTCGTTATATGCGTGTTCGGCGGCTTTAATTGCCGCCTGTCGTTCGATAACTTCAGCCATTGTTAGCCTCCTGTTCTCCGTCTGCGAACGGGTACACGTCCACTTGGTCGTCGGGAGCCACGACAACGATGTCATGCTCGGCAGGGATGCCGAACAGCCCGTAGGCCGCCCAGTTACAGCCGCTGCTGTCGCCCTTCTTCGGCGTGCCCTTGCCGGTGTATCGACCCAGACACTCCTGATAGGCACAGCTCGGAGATTTTGCCCCGGCGTCCTTGAAGTCCTGCACGGACGCGACGTGACCGCACATAGGGCAGCGGAAACGCCACTTGAGCATATCAGGACCAAATCGGCGCGTCGCCTCCGCCTTCCATTCCTCAACGCTGTTGTATTTCATTTTGTTTTCCTCCTTCGTGTAACTTTCACAGCCGAACGATCCCGCCGTAGCGGCTCACGTCAGCCTCGGTAAGTTTGCGGCGCTTGAGAAACCGCAGCAGGTCTTCCAGCTCCTCTGTATTGTCCGCAACGCGGGTACGGACGGCGTAATACTGCAACTCCGGATTTATCCTGCCACGAATGCTGACAAGGTGAAGGTCGCGGTCCTCAACGTCCTTCTTGCAGATATACGCCGTCACAGCGCCGGTCTGTCGGCACACCTCCCGACAGACAATGGTTATTCCGCTGCTCATGCGTCCATCTCCTTCCCGTCATAGCCGTACAGTCGTCCGACTGCAATAACCTCTTTCGCCAACGCCAGCAGCGCACCTTCCGGCGCGGAGGGCAGCTTCGCCCTGCTTGCCGCCGATGCCAGCATAATCAACTCGGATTTGAGGGACGCGGCAGCCTGCCGGGTGTCGGCTTTTTGAACGTCACGGTCAAGGGCGTCTGCCAGAGCCTCGTATTTGTGATAGGCATTGTCATACCGTGTCATGCCGGTGCTCTGGTAGGCGTCGTATGCTTCCTGTGCCTTGCGTCGGAAATCCACGGCGCAGGCCGCGACGATTTCCCGGTCGGTCATATTGTCAACTCGCATTAGACTTTCACCTCCTCGCCATTCCGAAATGCCGCGACTGTGTGCCAGCCGTCAAGCACCCTCTCACGGTAAACCTTCGGGTGCGAACAGATGACGGCGTGCTGGTGTGGCTTATCCATTACCCGGATCAGAATACCCGGCGCGACTTCGCTGTTTTCCAACGCCCGTTGCCGGGCTTCAATTACGCTCTTTTTCATGGTGTGATGCCTCCTTCGGTGTCAGTGCATCGAGGCTTCCGCTCATATAGAGGACCATTGCCCCGATTACGATGTTATTTGTGATTACGTCCAGCTCATGAAAGTCGATGTCCTCCCGCTTATCGCGCCGCTGTCCCGCTGTTTTCTGCGTCAGCAGGTGCCAAAGCTGCTCGCAGTGGTCCTTTAGGGAAGAAATGTCCGCTGGGTGAAGCTGATAACCGCCCATACGCACGAACGCCCACATGGTGTCAAGCGCGTCGTATTTGACCTTTTTGTCATCCATCATCCCTCCTCCTCGAAAAGTCGGTCCATACTCCGGAAGATGCGCCGAAGCTGCCACACGGACGAAAAGTAACCGGGCGTGTACCAGTAGGCTGTGGGGTCATCTCCGTCGTGCATGGGGTCGGTCAGGGTGTTGCCGATCTTGACGTAGCCTGCGCAGCCAAGTAGCGAGAGCTGGATGTAGCACATCATCCCCGTCGTGAAGTCGAGGTCCTGCGCTGTCACAAGAACGTGATTCTGCCAGCGCAGCGGGCTTTTTGCCTTGAACAGCTGCTTTTCGATCTGATTCACCGCCGCGATCAGTGTAGCCCCCGCTCCGCACGCGCAGTCATTCAGCGTGACGAAGCCGTCGCGGTTGATCTGCTCCACGACGTCGCCGGTGGTAATCTCCGCCATGCAGCGGCAGATGTCATAGGGTGTGAAAAACTGGCCGATCCAGTGATTGCCGAGTTCCAACTCCATGTACGCGCTGCCCAGAAAATCCTGCTCCCGGTCGGCGTCGAAGGCGTTGACCACATCCTCTACCAGTTCAGGGAACACTGTGCGCTCTGCCTTCTCGTACTTCTCGATGATCCGCTTATACATTGCCTCGCGCTCCGTGCAGTATCGACTATCTACAGCGTTGGAAAGCGCAATAGCGAACATGGTGATGAAGTCGCTCCACACCTGCCACAGCGGGAAACGACGGGACAGGCTGCGAAACCGCTTCACAAAGTCCGCGCGCTTCTGATCTGCAATCCTCACAATGTTCCCTCCCGTGTGTAGCTCTCGCACCGTTCGTCCGGCACCCAGTCGCGCCAGTGCTGTTCCAGCCACTTCTGCGCGGCTGCCAGACTGCGGCACGTCTTAACGGCCACAACCTCGATGTCGCCGTACTGCACCTCAAGGCAGGTTTCCACAGAGAAGGAAAACTCCGCCGTGCGGGTGATCCACCAGCGCTGACCGCCGAGGGTCGTTTCCCAGCAGGCCGGTACGTCGTATGCCTCGCGGATGATCTCATAGGTTGCCATACATAACACCTCCTATTCTTCGGTCGTCAGTCGGATGAAGGGACCGGCATAATCGCAAATGGCGGTAGGGTGCAGACCGTCTTCGATATGGGCGCGTTCAAGGTTACGCAGTGTTATACTCTGCGGCAGAGCCGACAGGACCTCATACGCCCAGACCCAATTCCAGCAATCCAGCCGATCTTTCCGGGCATCCAGCGTGGCGGCCACGCAGACCGCGACAACCGCCCTGCCATGCTTGGACAAACAGGCGTTAAAATTCTCGCGGGCCTTCGATGTCGAGAGGTCCGTCCTCGCTGCGTCGATCCGACGCGGCAGGGCGAATTTTGCCTCCCGGCTTCCATTACCAGCCAGTGCTTTGACCTCTTTGAACAGTGTTCGATCCAGTTTCATTACTTCTCTCCATTCTGCTTCAGCGTCGCGTTGAAGTGCTTGATGCGGTTATGATCCTCATACCACTTTCGGTCTTCGTCGCTCAGCTTCGTTGTGGGCCGGAAAGCGTTCTTGCCGGTCGTCTTGAAATACCAGTCCTTGCAAAGCGCGCAGGCAGCTTTTGCTGTAGGAGCTTCGACAGCAACGTCGGCCAGATACTCTGTCCGGTTTGCCTTGATGAAGAAATAGACCACATACGTTTTCATGTTTTACCTCCGTTGCCCTGCCATCTTCAGTGCCGGTGGGGCGGTTCCGGCAGACGCCCAAACGGGCGTTTCGGCTCATTGGAATTCGTTCTTTGTTGTTGACATCACGATTTCCCCGGTTTCAATGTCCATCGCACGGTAAAGGTATTTGTAGCCGTGGCGGTGCATCATCATCAGGAATGTGGCGGCGGCCTTATAGTCATCGCTCTTTATGCTGCCAACCACAGTTTCGATATCGCCATCAATCAGAATGGCCTGAACCAGATACCTCACTCTCGTTATCCTCCTCTCAAACATCCACACTGACACGGTGGTAGGCCCAGAAGCGTCCGCCACGAACGAAAACCTTATACCAGCTCGTAAACGCCTGACCGGTGCAGTCATAGGCGGACGGGTAATAGCGCCGGTATTCGTAGTCCTCGAAGTAGCTGACGGCCTCGTCCATCGTCTCGATATATTCGGGCAGCGGTAGCAGCTCCGTATAGCCGTCGATGCCGTCGTCCTGAATGATGCGGCGATCAGAGACGGGACGGTGGAAGAACGCGCGCATTTCGCGCTTGAGGTCGGCGGCCTTCTGGCTCCTGCCGCTCTCATAAGCGATCTCAAGGATTTCGTAGGCGACCTTTAGATCGGTGTAGCTGTTGATCTTGAACATTTTCGTTACCTCCATTCAGTCTTCAACGGAAAAGCAGGTATGGCAGATTTCGCCGAGGTAATACAGGATGCCTTCAAACTCAAGGATGTCGTAGGTTTCGGGGTCGCTGTACTGCATGATGGTCTGCGCCATGTTGCAGAGGATTGTCGTGGTGATGTTCCGCAGTTTGCCTTTAGCGTCATACGGCATTTTCAGCAGCTTGTCGTAGGCTTTGCAGTCACCCCGCGTAAACCACCCGTGCTTGATGCACAGCCCCCGCAGATCGTCCATGTCCATCCAGCGTGTTTCTTTGACCTTCATTTTCTTGACCTCCTATAGCGTGGCCGGGCTTGTGACCGGCCTGCCGCATTACCGGGGTTTTCACCCCGTCACTCTGCGATATACAGCTTGTAGGTGGGCTGCTTGTTCCAATCGCCGTTGTTGTGTTCTACGCATACCATCAAGAAATTGTCGCCGTGGAAGAACTCCGGCGCTCTGCAATCCTGCTGGACCGGAGCATGGCCGCCTACGCTGTAATACCAACCGAGCTGGTCGTGAAGCAGCTCACGCTTTTTCATTTCCATCTGATAGATGCTGCTGTAGATTTCCTTGCTTTTCGTGATGTAGACAATGTAACTGCTGGATTCGTTGACCTTCATGTTAAAATCGGTACTTGTGAGTTTCATTTTCTTGTCCTCCTGTTGAGTTCAAATAGTTGCTCCGTATGCTATTAGTATAGTGCAAACATTTGAACTTGTCAAGAGGCTTGGAGCAAATATTTGAATTTATTTTTCCTGCCGTCTCAGAAGGCAAAAAAAATAAGGCCACTGAGTGCGGGGTTACACTCAGTGGCCTTTTTCCTATAATACGCGTGTGTATAGGCGCTATGATGCGCGTATGTCGTTTTCTCTTTATTTCAGGTATTCAATAGAAAAAGTATGTAACATTGTAACATCAAGCCGAAAAGCGCCTTGTTTCAAGGCTTTTCGGGGTTACAACAGGCGTTACAATCGGGGGTTACATTTTTCAGCTTTGTAACGGCTCAGGTGTTACATAAATTCAGGGGTTACAGCCATAGTGCACCTGACTGTAACCCCTGTAGCGCGGTTATTTCATCCGCGCAATGAGGGCTTCGCCCGCGCCGCGAATGATAGCGGAAATGTCCACACCGGCAGCGTTGAGCAGGTTTTTAGAGGTGTCGGACATCTTAGCCATAGCGCCGTCAATAAGCAGCTTGCCCAGCTCGGTAATTTCGTCTTTGGTCAGCTTGCCGTCCTCGTGGGCTTTCTTCATGCCCTCCACAGTGGTCTGCTGAAGCTCAAGGACGGTCTGCTGGGCGGCGTGAATGACCTCATTGGTAGCCGCAGAGATGTTCTTCAGCTCCTCGCGCTTGGCGAGCTTGGTAGACAGCCACGCGCCCAGAACGCCGATCAGGGTAATGAGCAGGGTTGCCGCGATCTGCACAAGGTTTTCGATGATAACGTTAGTCATGGTGATATTCTCCTTTTCGATATGTATTTACACCTTTTTGGTGTAATCCAGACTGATCCAGCCTGCGCCGGATTTGAGCTTGCCCCATTTGGTCGCGCCGGTGCCCGTGCTCTCCGCGACGATGGTATAAACGCCGTGGTCACGGATGCAGCCGTTCGTACCGTAGCCGGTGCCGGGGCCTTTGCGGATGTTCAGGGCATCGGTGGTAATCTTTACGCGGTACGCGCTGAAGCTGGGCGTCGGTGTAACCGCCTCGCCCACGACGGACAGGAACTTGACGTTGATAGGACTGCAAATGGCATTCTTGCCGTCCACGCTCTTGTCGATGACGGCGCGGTCGCCGCTGATCTCGCGGACGATCCACTGCTTGGCGGCTACCCAGTTCGGGACAGCCTTGCCGTTGTAGTAGGTCGCGCCGGACAGGATGCGCACGACGTCGCCCTTCTTGATGGTGCTGGGAGTGGTAGGGGTAGTGGGCTTCGCCGCAGCGCCCAGCGCCGCAGTGACCTTCGCGGCGAGATCGCCCATGCGGGCGTACATCCAGTTGCCGGGGCAGCTCTTGTTGGCAAACCAGCGGTGGACGGTCAGGATCATTTCGTCGGCCTTGGGGGTGTAATTCAGGGTCTTGTCCTTGTCGCCCAGCCAAAGCAGCTTGGTTTTGCCGTTGCGCTGGCAGATGTCCACGCAGAGCTTGATGAGGGTCTGATAGACCACATCCTTGAACGCATACGGTTCTGTGCTGTCGCTGGCGCACTCGATAGTGACGGCCCGCTGGTCGTTGGCATTGGAGGAGGAACACCAGCTGCGGTTTTTCTCCTCAACGTACATACCGACACGACCGTCAAGGCCGATGCCGTAGTTGCTGCTGGCCTGCTTGGAGGTCGGCGTGAAGATGCGGCCCAGCGTCTCCACGCTGCACTGGCCGACCACGCAGTGCGGCGTGATGCGGTCGATGCTGTGGGTACGCTGCCCGCTGTGGTTCGGGCTGAGCTTCGTGTAGCTCACCATCGGTGAATTTGTGTAACTCATGTTTTAGTCCTCCCCTTTGTTGTTGGAAAGCTCGTCCAGAGCTTCGGCGGTCAGTTCCGCCTCGGTGGTTTCGATGGTGGTTTCGGTTTTGGGGTTCATAGTGATTTCCTCCTTATGCAAAGTCATTATTTTTCAGCCGGTCGTCGTAGCAGCGCTCAACATTGGCGATTGCATGGACGGCACGGTTGTTTTCGTAGTCCTTGTGGCTGTCGCAGTATTTTTCGTACTTGTCGATGACGTCCAAAATCTCGATGTAGTCCTCCCGCGTGTGCCGCGTATGCTCGACAAGCTCCATGTTGAAGCGGAGGATGTCTGCTCGCCAGCCGTTGGCCTCGCGCTTATCGGAAAGCGCCTTTTGGGCGGCCAGCTCCGATTTGATTTCCTTCTGTTCGACCTCCAAAGTGGTGAGCCGGTCCAGAACATCTTTGTTGAGCGCCCGGCCAATCGAGCGGGCCAGCGCAGACCACGGGTTGATCTTGATGGGGCTGATTTGCAGGATGGTCAGCAGCGCGAACAGACCGCCGCTGCCGCCCAGAAGAAGATCCTTCAGGGTCATGCGGACACCTCCCTCCAACCGGCAGGATAAGCAGAAGGCGACCACACATTGTTATCTATAAGGCTCTCGTAAACCTTTCCATTAAATCGGACGCGATCCCCCTTCTTGTAAGGGTTGGTGCTGTCCGGCTGCTCCCATTCGGGGATAACGTCGGGATCAGGGATAAGCACCTTTGCGAAAAGGGACGGTGCCGCATCGGGCGTCCAGCTGTCTTGCGCGGTGTGATCCTGCAAAACGGTATAAAGAATCCCGCCATGTCGGACCCGTCGCCCCGTTGTGTACACGGTGCCGGTCTTCCACGCCGGAAAAAGTTCGCAACCCCCCAACGGCGGGGGGGCGGCCCGCATATGCGTAGCGGGACGGTGTGGCCGCCAATCTGGCGGTGGCGGAACGGTG